GCAGATCATCAAGACGGTGTAGATCAGAGTCGCCCAGATCAAGACTTCGCTGACCTGATAGCCAGCGACAGTTGCAAGGGACACGCCTACTGGCGGTGCTACCTTGGCAGCGATTACTGAAATGCCTTCAGTTGTGCTTTCTGTGGTCATAGATTACTCGTCTGCTGGCAATGGTGTATTGCCTTCAGCAAGCCATGCTAAGTAGGCTTGGTAACTTGCATTTTCTGGGTCAAATGGAATAGAAATCATTTTTCCAACAATAGTTATTGCAACTACAACGCCATTATGTTTTTGTAATTGATACATTTATATCTCCGCAGAAAGTGTTATTGCATTACTGTTGGCTAAACGCATGGTATATACCCTAGAAACAGTAAGACCAGTAAAGTTTGCCAATACAGCAATGCCAGCATTAGAGTCGCTACCTACATTTGTAATTTGACCTGCACTTTGTACGTGATCATTAGTGCCATCTGTAATTGAGATTGCACCTTCCGTTCCCAAATCAGGAGTGCTTCTCATAGTTACACGATAAAGAATGTTAAAAAGAATTTGTGTAGTAGTATTTCCACCGCCAAAAGCACTTCTACAAAGTTGAAAATACCTCTGACATAAATGCAACTCCGTACCAATAGATCTGTAATCAAAACTTGTTGCAGTTGAGCCTTTTTCTAGTTGTACATTTGTGATATACAAAAACTCACCTAAAGATGTAGTGGTCACATCTGACCAAATAAACAGGATGATGTTTGAAGTTGATGCTGTATCCACATTTGCTGTAACGCTGTAAGTGGCAAAAGATGTAGTAACACCTAAGTTAGCAGGAGTGTTCTCGTAAGTCGCATTAGCAATTAAAGTGGGGTTTGTACCTTCTACACCCCATGCAGAAATAATGTCTGAGGTAACAGCATCAGCAGTACCAGACCAAGCTACGATTGCACATTTTACGTTATCAAGATTGGTTGTTGCAGAGACTTTTGCTTGAAAAGACACAGTTACATTTCCACCAATCAAATTAAAACAGTTTGCGTTTTCAATAATTTGAGCAATACCAAATTTCTTGTTTACAGTTTCTACATCCAACCCAATAGAGTATTTTGCACCCGTGGGGACAGTTGTTGTCTGCGTGACATCAATAATGTCGTTGCCATCAGATAGGATATAAAACCTGTCCAAGACATAAGTGTCGTCATTGTTTGCGCTGCTCGTAGAGGTAAAGGATGTCCCTCGCTGTGCTACGTCCATCCCACCATTGATGATGCGGTTCTTAAAGCCAAAATTGCTGGACGCATTGAATACATCAGAGCCGTTAACCTTGGCTGTTATCTCTCCAGTACCCTTTGCAACTAACTTGAAACCGATATTGGTGTCCCCGCCAGATGCAGTAAGAGTTGGAGCAACTCCAGTCGCAGCGTTTGCAAGAGTTACTTCATTGACTGCCGATGCAGTTGCAGTTACCTTTAGCAACTCGTTGCCATTGGTGTCAATGACATCGCCAACTAGCTTTAGATTCTTACCACTACCGATATTAAGACCGACCGATGTTCCAGTACCTGCTGCTGCAAAAAGTGCATCAACAGAGTCCAGATCGGTATTTATCTTTGTACCCCATGTATCGGTACTAGCCCCGACTTCGGGTTTAGTAAGTAATAAATTTGTGGTTGTGGTATCTGCCATAGTTCACCTTCATGCTGGGACTTGCGTCCATGTTTCTGAATTGTCCGATATTTCTGACCAGTTTTCCGATGTGTCTGAGACGGGACTCCAGCTCTCCGATGTATCAGTTGTTGGTGTCCATGTCTCTGGCGTATCCGATTGTGCTGTCCATGTCTCTGGAGTGTCGTCTTGCCTGTCCCAATAAAAGTACCCAACATTGCCAACAGCGCCAGCAATGATTTCCCCAATTATCTCAAGAGTTCTAGCATTCTGTGCGCTACCAATAGCAGTTGCTGAAGATACGCCAGACAAATCGACCACTATGACAGTCGATGCCTCCATAGTGCCAACGGCACAGGCAGACGCATTTCCAGAGATTGAGACAGATACGCTATTGACTACTGAGTCAACCGCACTAGTTGATTGGTTTCCATCAATGCCAAACGCCTTGCCGACAGTACCGACTGCTGCGGTTGAGGAGACTCCAGAGATGGATAGCGTGACAGATAAACCGACAGAACCGACATTACCTGTGCCAACTACACCATCCTCTTGTTCAGACACATTGACTAATACAGTTCCAACGGCAGTCGTTGACGCATTACCCGTCAACGCAATAGATGTAGCGCCACGGCTTACAGAGCCTACGGCAGCCGTTGATGCGTTACCCGATACAGTTGCAGAGATTCCTTCTTCAACGCTTCCTACGGCAGTTGTAGAGGCATTGCCAGTCAATGCAAAGGATGTTGCGCCACGGGTTACAGAGCCAACGGCAGTAGTTGAAGCATTACCCGTTATGGCAAAGGATGTCGCCCCGCGAGTAACCGATCCGACCGCAGTTGTGGATGCGTTGCCTGTTACTGCAATTAGTGGGGTTGCAACCACAGAGCCAACCGACAAGGTTGAAGCGTTACCAGTTATGGCAAACGATGTTGCGCCTCTGGTAACCGATCCAACCGCAGTTGTCGATGCGTTGCCAGTAATAGCAACGGTTAGTACCTTTGCAACGCTATCAACGGCAGTTGCGGATGCGTTGCCAGTCAGAGCAAACGATGTAGCGCCACGACTTACAGAGCCAACGGCAGTCGTTGACGAGTTGCCAGTTATTGCAAAGGATGTTGCCCCGCGAGTTACAGAACCTACGGCAGTCGTGGATGCATTACCAGTTACTGCAATAGACCTTGCGCTATTAACGCTACCAACATTTCCAGTTGCTATCGTTCCATCTTCTTGAACTGATATTGTTTCTGTAACGCTGCCGACAGCAGTTGTCGATGCGTTACCTGTAACGGCAAGGGATGTTGCGCCTCGACTGACAGAGCCAACAGCAGTTGTTGACGAGTTACCAGTAATTGCTAGGGATGTTGCGCCACGACTTACAGAGCCAACACTAGAGGTTGCTGCATTACCTGTTATCGCTATGGAGGTAGAGCCAGTAACGCTACCAACATTACCAGTTGCTACTGTCCCATCTTCTTGAACTGATATTGACTCTTGTACGCTGCCAACAGCAGTCGTTGACGAGTTACCAGTAATTGCTATTGATGTAGCGCCACGACTAACAGAGCCAACAGCAGTTGTCGATGCGTTACCAGTCAGGGCATGAGTGCGTACTCTTGCAACAGAGCCAACAGCAGTCGTTGACGAGTTACCAGTAATTGCTATTGATGTAGCGCCACGACTTACAGAGCCAACAGCAGTTGTTGACGAGTTACCTGTTATGGCATGAGTGCGTACTTCTACAACAGAGCCAACCGAGCCTGTTGCAACATTACCAGTAATGGCAACGGTTGCACCATCTCCATAGCTCCACGCGCCTCTACCATACCGACCAGAGCCATAAGCAGCCATGTTGCTGCCCCTTTAATTAAGCGAGTCTGATCAAGCCTGTGCTTGCGTCATTCGTCGGCATGGTAAGTGTAAAAGTTCCAGCCGTAACGGTCTGAGAACCAAAGGTGTGGACGCTAACTGCCTTATTGCTTTGTGTGCTGTTATACAAGAGCACCGCATCAAATGCAGTTGCTAAGGTAACTGTTGTGTATGTGATGCTGGCGCTTGGAGTGACAAATGCAGTAGTACCGCTAGTGCTTGGCGCTGTGCCAAATGTCACCGCAACACCGCCAGCCGTGTAGTTAGTTCCAGAGACTTCGTTAGTTGCTGAGTAAGCAGTAGTCGATGCATTGACTGTTGCAGATGCCAAGTACAAGGCAGCTTTGAAAGAGTCAGCAGCAGTTGATCCGCGTACAACGCCAGTACCAAAATTGTGATGTCCTACCAGTAATTCGCCCTTGAACGAAGTACACATTGCTTGAGTATTTGCCATGATGGTTTCCTTATCCTAAAGATTGAGCGACTGCTTCACCAGCCACATTGCGTTTTAAGGTCATATGGACTGAGCGATGCACAAGCTCGCTTTCTAGCCAATACTCAACCCATTGAGTTGTCTCATTGTCATTGTCAATTATCCCCTCTTTTTTCTCAAGAAGAGAGTCGTCCATATCGCCTTTTGTTGTAGTAACAATAGCCATTTTTTTCTCCTAACCTAAAGTTCTTGCGCGAGTTATCAGTACACCAGATGTTGACCCACGGTCATCAGCCTCTTTTAGCTCCGAGAGACCCGTCTTGTATAGCGATGCCCATACCGTGATTCTCGCATCATCTTGCAGGTAAGGAGCTGCTTGCAACAATGCACCGTACAGGTAAACATCAGGAGAAGAGGTTAGTAACCAGTTGGTTGTGTTCGCAGTTGATAACTTACTCAACTTTGCGTAATAGATCAACTCACCCGTATAAGTGGTGTCTGGTTCTGGGACGAAGCGAAACTGCTCACCCACAACGCTAAAGTACAACGGCTTACTTGCTGCGCTGTTCAATCTTTGCAAATCGTTCATTGCGCTGATCGTCTCAAACTGCAATGGGGTGACGGGGTTTGTGTCTAAGACAAAGGATTTTGTCTCTAAAAAATCACTTGGCGTGGCAGCGTACTCAGTATTGATCGATGCTGTGGATCGCACAATCATCTGTCTGGTGCGCAAGTTTCTCTCGATCTGAGCCTCTGCCAAACTAATAAAGTCAGGAATGGCAGTCGTCAGGTCTGTGCGATTAAGCCAGTCCCCGACCGAGGTCTTCAGTTCAGCATAGGTTGTGAGCGCCATTTTCAGCCTTTTGTGCTTTTTCTAAGTCACGCATCACCCAAGTGTGATCG